TAACCAAACAGGTGATTATAATTTAAAGTATAATATGCAAAACTTATTGGAAGACTTTTATATTCCAATTCGTGGAAATGATGTATCAACTAAAATTGAAACTTCACCTGGTTTACAATATGATGGTATTCAAGATGTTACTTACTTAAGAGATAAATTATTTGCTGCCCTGAAAGTACCTAAAGCATTTATGGGTTATGAAAAAGATTTAACTGGTAAAGCAACATTAGCAGCCGAAGATATTAGATTTGCTCGCACAATTAATAGAATCCAACGTATTGTATTATCAGAATTATATAAAATAGCTTTAGTACATTTATATTCTCAGGGTTATACAGGTGAACAGTTAACTAATTTTGAATTAGAATTAACAACTCCATCAATTATTTACGACCAAGAAAAAATTGCTTTATTAACTCAAAAGGTAGACTTGGCTCAAAAGATTATGGATACTAAATTATTACCTACTGATTGGATTTACGATAATATATTCCACTTGAGCGAAGATCAATATGATGAATATAGAGATCTATTGGTTGAAGATCAAAAACGTACTTTCCGTTATAAACAAATTTCTGAAGAAGGTAATGACCCTAAAATCACAGGTAAATCTTATGGTACACCACACGATTTAGCATCATTATATGGTAAAGGAAGAATGTATTCTGAACCTGAAAATGTACCTGTTGGTTATGGCGATGATTTAAAAATGGGTCGTCCTGAAGAAAAATCAACTAATCGTAATACACAAGATGATAATTTTGGTAAAGATAGATTAGGTGCTAAAGACATGAATGGTAAAGATAATGAAAATGAACAAGGAGGAATTAAACCAAACTATAAAGGAGGTTCACCATTGGCTCTAGAGGCAAACCAAGTTTATCTCAAAAATAAAACTTTAATTGAGGGATTATTTAAAAATTCCACTCCTGAAAAAACAAATGAGGGAGATTCATTGTTAGATGAAAGTAAATTGAAGGAGTAAGGATTTTTATATATTTATAACAAAATCTTTAGGGATGAATATTAAACACTCTAAGTATAAAAATACGGGAATCTTGTTTGAGCTTTTAGTAAGACAAATTACCTCTGATACCTTATCAGGTAAAGATTCAAAAGCATCAAGTATCCTTAAAAAATACTTTGTAAAAACCGAGTTAGGTAGAGAATACAAATTGTATGAAACTCTTACCAAACACAAAAACTTAACAGAAGGTAAAGCCGAGGTTGTAATTAATTCAGTTATTGAGTCCTCTAAACATTTAAATAGAGGAGCTTTAAAAAGACAAAAATACAATCTGATTAAAGAAATCCAAAACCATTATAACTTGGAAGAGTTCTTTAAAACTAAATTACCTAACTATAAAACTCACGCTGCATTATATACGTTATTAGAAATTTATAACAGCGAAAACTTATCCAACCCCGACCAACTAATTAGTAACAAAATTGCTATTTTAGAAAGTTTAACAACCAAACAGGTTAATAAACAAAAGGTTGAGGATGATTTAATAACCGAGTTCCAATCTTACGATAAAGACTTACGTATTTTAACTTACAAAGTAATGTTGGAAAAATTCAATGGTAAATATTCTACATTGAATGATAACCAAAAAATGGTACTAAAAGAATTCATTAATTCAGTTGACTCAACTCCAAAATTAAGAGAATTTTATAATACTAAAGTTGAAGAAATTAAAGAAGAATTAAACAAGTTATATAAAAAAGTTTCCGAAAAAGTAATTCAGATTAAATTAAATGAGGTTACTAATTTGTTGACTCCATTAGGAAAAACATCTAATGTGGGTAATGATGATTTAGTAAATTTATTACAATACTACGAACTTTTAGAAGAACTTGTAAAAGCAAATGGGTAATTTCAAATACAAAATACCAGAAGTTAAAGTAGGAGATGTTAGTTTCAGTAAAGGAAAAAAATCAACTGTAACTGATATTGATCCTGAAACAGGGGCTATAACTTGGTCTCTTGAGGATGTTCCTGACTTTGAAAGTGTATTTAAATATTTAAAATTAGCCAAAGAATTTACAGATGACCTATCAAAGAAAAAAGAAGCTAGGGATGATGAAAACATCCAAGACTTACAAAAAGGATTAACTTATTTATTTAATGAGTTTCGTACTCATTTAAGAACAAAATTTCCTGAAGAATACAATAGAATAAGCAAATTAGCAGAAACATCAACAATAGCCTCTAATTCTGCTTTTACTTCAGGAGGTGAAGGTGAAAACCATACAGGTCCTTCCCCACGTAAATCTACTTACGGAGCTTATACACAAGCCGGATTCAAACCAGTAAAAGAAGGTCCTGGAGCAACATTAGGTCCTGGTCCTAAAGCTGGTCCTGAAGGTGTTAAAGACAATATGTATGTGAAGAAGTTCAAATACAAATTAGTTGACCAACCTGCCTTAAATAAAGCAGCCAAAGGAATTGAGGTTAAAAAATTATGGGAGGCAGAAGATATTGAACAGTTTTTAAATGACATGCAGATAAATGATCCTAAAAAAAGAAAATTTGTTGCATCTCGTTTACTGGCTTTTGATTCATTAGAGGATAAATTAAATCAATTAGTTCCTATGATGCAACAAGCCAAACATAAAACTGTTGATTATTATAGAGAAAATCCTGAATCATATGAAATTGTTTATGGAACAGATTTAGCTCAAGAATACTTAAACGACTTATTACAATTATTTAAAGATTAACATATGGCAAATATACCAGTAAACCCACTAGGAGTAGTAACAACAACATCAATAACAGGTAGTTTCGCAGGCTTTACAGTAGTGTCAGGTTCTGCCACTATTACAGGCTTAAAAGATGCTAACGGAGGAGAATTAACAACTACTGACTGGGTTATTCCAGCAGGATTCACTATTCCTATTTACGTAACAAGTGCTTCTCTTTCATCAGGAGCAATATTACTTTATCCTTAATATTTATAACAAATGGAAAAAACATTGCAACAACAATACATCCTTATTAAAGAAGGAAAAGGAAACAAAGATGACTTTTTAAAAAGTGCTCGTCGTGTATTTCCTGAATACATTTCTCCTTTAACTGACTACAAAACAGCAGTTCATATTCTAAAAGGTAAAAGTGTTTTATCTGAGGGTGTAGGAGGAATAGCTACCCAAAACCCAAACAAACCAGATTGGTTTAAAATTTTCAACGAAAACTTGAAAGAAGCAGTTGGTGTTAAAGATAAAAAAGAATACGGTGACCAAAACACATTTGAAAAAATTGATAAAGATGTAGCTAAAGCCTTAGAAAGCAACTTTGATAATAAAGATCCTAAAAACATAGATAATGTTTATGGTCAATCATTTTTATTAGGTTACTACACCGAAATGAAAGATCCTAAAAATGCTGATAAAACAGTTGATGAATTAAAAGCTATTGTTTTAAAAAACATGGATAAAGATATTAACTACTATCACACAGAAACATCTTTCGGTGTTAAAGGAATCGGATACACTAAAGAAGCACCAGGATTAGGTGAGCCAAAAGCACCAAAAGGCAAATACAAATCTTCAGGATACGGTGATATGCCTAAACCAGTTAAAGAATCTCAATTACGCTCTTTAATTAATTCAATTATTAAAGAAGAATTAAATGAATATGCCGAAGATGAATTTGATCGTTCTCCTGAAATGTATTCTAGAGGTAAATCCTCACGTGAAGGAAAAGACGGGATGGATTTTTCTGATGCTAAAAAATTAGCTTCTTCTACATCTGAAGAAGAAGGAGTAGTACAGCATGTAAATGAATTGCCTGACGGTTCATATGAAGTATCTGATTGGTATGATGCCGATACTACTGTTATTTCTTTTGAAAACGGAATTGAATTATAAAAATGAAACAAGTATTAATTGAAACCATACCATTTACAGTCTCACGTGAACAATTACACGAGGGATCCAAAGCACCTTCAGGCAATCCTTTGGTTGAAGGAATACTTGCTACAGCCGAGGTAAAAAATGGTAATGGTAGATATTATCCAAAAGAGTTATGGGAAAGAGAAATTGACAAATATCAGCAAATGATTGATAGTAATACTTCAACAGGTGAATTAGATCACCCTGATTCCTCAATTATCTCTTTAAAAAATGTTTCTCACATCATCAGAAAATGCTGGTGGGATGGTGATAAAGTAATGGGTAAAATAGAAATTTTACCTACAGTATCAGGTAACATCTTAAAAGCCCTTATTGATAATGGAGTTACAGTAGGTGTATCCTCTAGAGGAATGGGTTCTCTAAAACAAATTGGAGAAACATTAGAGGTACAAGACGATTTTGAATTATTATGTTGGGACTTCGTATCAACCCCTTCAAATCCAGGTTCATATATGACATTGGTTAAAGAAGGTAAAGAAGTTCAAGCATACAAATATGGTAAAGTAAATTCTTTACTAACTGAGATCCTTTGTGCAAATGGATCTTGCCCAATATTTTAACCCCCTCCTTGGATAGTATCCCTGGACCGACCCTCCCCTAAAAAGGAGGGTTTCATTTTGCGACCTTTAGAAATTTCCATATATGTATATTTGAATATGCGATCTCTATATCGCATTTATTGAAAATATTCTATTACGCTTCGACCTTCGTCAGTCATCAATAAGCGTACTTCCAACAAAAATTATTTGAGGACAAAAAACAAACAAAATGGCAAACAGAGACTTACTTAAAGAAGCCATTGCCGATGCTAAAGCTGTTAAGGAAACAGCCATCGCCAATGCAAAGGCCGCTCTTGAAGAAGCTTTCGCTCCACGTATGAAAGAAATGCTATCTGCAAAGTTAGCAGAAATGGATGCAATGGATGAAGCTGAAGAGATGGACGAAATGAAAAAGAAGGAAGTTGAGGAAACTTACAGCATGGACGAAGCTGATTACATGGACGAAGCTGATACAATGGATGAAGCTGAAGAAATGAAAGAAGCTGAAAAAATGGATGAAGTTGATCTTGACGAACTTTTAAGAGAGCTTGAATCTATGGATGAGGATGAAATGTATGAAACCGAAACCATGGACGAAGCTAAAAAAGAAGACAAGAAGAAAAAATCATTAGAAGAAGAAGTTGAAGAAGCTTTAGGAACAATTAATGACCCTGACACCCCTACAGCCCACGGTAACGTAGCTGAAGAAGAGGATGTAACTGTTTCCGATGATGAAGAAATCGATCTTGAAAACATGTCAGAAGATGATCTTAAATCTTTCATCGAAGACGTAATCGCCGACATGGTATCCGCTGGTGAATTAGAAGCCGGTGAAGGTGCTGAAGATGCAGGCGAAGACACAGGTAAAGAAATTAAAGTTAGTGATGAAGAAGATGTTAATCTTGATGAATTAATGTATGAAATCAAGAAAGACAAAGCAGACAAGGAAAAAGAAACAAAGAAGAAAATGGAAGAAATGAAGAAAGAGTTAGACGAGGCTTATTCTGCATTAGCAACCATCAAATCTGAATTGAATGAAGTTAACTTGTTTAACGCTAAACTTCTTTACACCAACAAAATCTTCAGAACCAAAAACTTGACTGAAAGTCAAAAAGTAAAAGTATTGGCTAGCTTTGATAAAGCCACTAGTGTTAAAGAAGCAAAACTTGTTTATGAAACCCTTTCAGAAGGATTTAATGAAAAGAAAGCTCCTGTCAATGAATCATTGTTAAGAGGATCTGCTTCTAAACCTGCTGGTGTCGTTAAAGAAAGAAAACCAATCATGGAAGTAAACGACCAATTTGCCCGTTGGCAGAAATTGGCTGGAATTAAGTAAAAACAAAACAAAAAACAAACAATTAAAAAAACTAAACAAAATGTCACAAGTACAACAATTACTCGAAAGCGCAGCTGGCTCATGGAAGTCACTCCAGAGCGATGCTGCTAAATTGGCCGGTAAATGGTCAAGAACTGGATTGTTAGAAGGTTTAGATGAAGTTAACAAAAATAACATGTCTATCTTGTTAGAAAACCAAGCTAAACAGTTAGTAACTGAAACTAATACTATCTCTTCTAACTCTTATTTTACATCAGGTGGTCAAGGTGAAAACTGGGCTGGTATTGCTTTGCCTTTAGTTCGTAAGGTATTCGGAACTATCGTAGCTAAAGAATTCGTTTCAGTTCAACCTATGAACATGCCTTCAGGTCTCGTGTTCTTCTTAGATTTCCAATATGGAAACAACAAGACTCCTTACACTGCAGGTTCTTCAATCTATGGTAACAGAAACACTGCTTCTCAGTTCCCATTCTCTACTCCTGCTGCCGAAGGTGGTCTTTATGGTGGTCCTGAAGGTCGTTTCACCTACTCAACTAACCAATTCTCTGCTTCATTCACAGCAACTGGTTCACTTGGTGGTGGTACTTTACCTACAGTTACTGCTGGTAATGCTACTGTAGTTACTGCTTCTTGGGCTGAATTGAATTTCGATTCTGATTACTCATCTTCAGTTATTGCTAACCAAATCTACAAAGTAACTATTACTGCTTCTAACTCAACTTTACCTAGCTTTGATCAAGATGCAGTTCGTGGTTTCGTAGGTTCAGGTAGCACAGCTGGTTTCGGTA